AGATGGCAGACATATCTGCTGCTGCACTAAGTGCATCTGGAAAAACTTTATGACCAATTTGAGTAAACGTGGTCATAAGAGCCTCGGCTTCAATCACCGCTTCATCGGCAACGCCCGTCATGGCGGAAAGTCCAGAAGCCATATCATGTAATTCACCAGTTGTAAAGCCTATTTGATTACTTGTCGAAAAAAGGGCGGCGCGTAATTTAGTCTCTGCTATGGTCTGCTTTTCATATGCTTGTATAAGATCCCCGACAACCCGCTTTAAGGTATACAAACCCGCAACGGCAGCACCTACGGCTATGGTGTGAGCAGATAACCATTTCTTGCTGTTCTGGACCTGTTTGTTCAGACCCTGGACACCTGCCTCGGCTTGCTTTGCGGCTTTTGAGACTGTTTCTTGTCCTACGAATTGTACTGTATGTTTACCTGTTGCCATCTTGTTTACTCTTGGTTCTGGATAACTTTATGAATTGTAACCGTATCAAATTGTAAATCTGTAAATCGATAAACGGCTGTTCGTTGAGAGATAAATCATATTTAAACCGTCTGAATGTACCGTGAGCATCGAGCATATAATCGATACACTCGAATACCCATGGTTCCCATTTAGCTATAAGTCTTTGTGGACACTGTAGATCTGCCGCATCTTCTTCACTGATTTCGTCTAGTTCTGGAAACCGGACGCCCGATGTAACCCATTCAACTACGTCTCGGATTTCTTGGACGTCCTCTTGGCTAAAGGGGCATTATGCCCTATGATAATAGGAACCATCTCATTTACCGCATCTTGTGATTCGCAAAGAATATTGACTATTTCCTCGCTTACACCTGACAAGTTTTCATCCCCGTCACCAAAATTATTCTCTCCCGTCCCATAAAGTAATACGTTGCGATGCAATTCCGCCGTCCCCCGCTTGCCCAAATCTCCGAATGCATCAAAATATTCCTGTATTTCTTCTGCTGAAAAATTGGCATATATATCATCAACGGTAGGATCTTTTATGCCTTTGTCCTGTAGCTTTTTGATATATCCCCATACCTTTGAGTCCTTAAGTACTTTGCGCAATTCCTCAGAAAAATTCTGAATTATTTCTCCACCCTCAAGATTGTATTTACGGGGCTTAAACCAATATCCGGGCAATGACTTGAGATCGTGTTTTTTACCCTGGATATGTCTTCGTACTGCGTCTTTAAAACCCATTGTCTCCCTCCAATAAAAAGGGCTCCCGATCGGGGAGCCCTATATATTATAGATTCATGCCTAGTAAGCTTGTCCATCTGTGGTTACAATAATCATTCGAACGGGATCATTGTAATTTGTGCCCTTGGGATTGAGAACCTTATATCCCATGTGTGCATCAATAACTGGATCGTTTTCCTCAAACTCAAAAAGACTCAATGCACAATAGGGAAGTTCGACTATCATAATTTCTGGTACATTGGTCTCAATAGCCTTTCCCTGGAAAAGAAAAGACATCCCCACTACAGTACCGTCAAACGTCTTTGTACGTTCGGCGTAAGTATTTGCATCAAGCCGAATGCTAAAATCACCATCAACACCAAAGAATCCCTTGGCTACATATGCCCTGTATAGACTTGCAATACCATAACCCTCGGGATCGGAGTTGTTGTGCACGACCACCGTAATCTTACGCAAATAATCATAATCGATCCCGCCAAACATAAAAGAACCCTTGCCATAAATAAGAGGGTCAACGTCTTCAAGGGTAAGACCGGACGCGCCCGTGCCTGTGCCCTCTGTAAGACCTAGAATATCCACGCTACCATCTGCCATAGCTTTTTTCGCTGCATTGAAAGACATGCCGTCTATGGCACAACCAGAATATAAAAAGTTATCCTGGAATCCATCCTTCTGAATCGAGTAACTTGGTCTTTCTGTATCAGTCAGATCGGGCGTAAAAACATGGGCGAATCCCGTGCTGGTATTCCCAACAAACAGCATATACACCCATCTTGCCGCACCCTGTTGCGATACAAAAGTTATAATCTGTTGCGTATCCTGTGCAGCCGCGCCAAATAATATTTCAGCCTCATAATCCGTATCGGTATTAATCAGGGCCACAAGTTCGCCAAAAGTATCATTGGCGGCGAGAGTAAGATCATAAGAACCCGCAACGCCAAAGTTGGCGTCGGGAGCCTCTGCGCCTTTGGCGCCAATACTAGAGCTAAGAGCAATGGCCACTCCGGCTATACCATCAACCGCCGCATCAAAAGCTATCCAACCCGTCAGGGCTGCAAATAGATCCGGATTGGTAACACCGGCTGCTAACACAATAGTCGAGGAAACCCCCATAGCCTGAGAGGTACAACGCAAATCCCCACCAACAAGATGAAAATATGCACCGACATTAGCCAGGGCTTCGTTCATCAGGCGCATAACTGCATCATATGTAAGGCGTGTACCTGTGGTAATATTATATTCTACAAGCCCCCCGCCATCGACATTTACCTTGAAAGAATATGCCGTGGCAGCGACTAATCCTGTTGCGGTTGTCTCTGTTTTACCGGCCAGTCCGCATTCCTGGATACCATGTGTCCGATCCGAGCCAGACACAAGCAGACAACTCGCCTGTGCGCCTGTGTACCGTACCCGCATGATTCCACCGATGCGAACGGGTATCTCTTCCGTCCCCAACAGACCCTTGAGCAATACACCCAATGCACCACAAGGCCGAGGGGATAAGGGTATGGGCCCGTCCACTCCGAATGCAATCGGATACTCGCCTGTAAGCATATTAGATCCTACAATCGCTGGATCTTCTCCGCGCTCAACATGCTTATCGAGTCCACCAATTTCAGTAACCGGAATTACAAACTTTCGGGCTTCGGCCGTGCCCGGTTCGAACTCCGATCTACCAATCGTATACTTAATATTTTTCTTGCTAGGCATGATAAAATCCTCCGTCTACCTAAGTATTTCTTCTAATATTTCTACCCGCACCACTCCAACACTTAAGTCTTCTGCTGCGGGACTCCAATCTATTCCTATAACCCGGGCTTCGAGCACCGCGCCACCCAGGTCAATATCATCATCAATCACGCCACGAATGGCGTCTGCATAACGGAAATCCATCTTGGTAAGGCTATCACGATTTTTAGATTTCAAAACAAACATCACTAGGGCATGAAGCCTCTCAAGCTCACCATGGATCCCCGATTCCTCAATTGATCCCGTGTCGTGTATAAACATCACATAGGGCCACTGAGTAACCGAGAAAGGATTTCTGTATCCCATTCCGTATGATTTGAAATCGGGAAGAGAAATCCCATCTGCTTTTTCTACTTCAATCGCCGTAAGCTTAGCACCCACGGTAGCAATCACCGTATCTTTAAGCGCCCATAGCATGTCCTCATAAGGCGTGTACATTACTTTAATTTCCTCTCTATTGCCCTTCTCATAATATCGTTTACCAAACGATCCGCAGCCCCGCTTTTCAAATCTCTAAGTGCGGGCGTCTGCCACGGGTGCGGGGGCACATATACACCGCGCCCTACTGTCATTCCTGTTTCGAATCCCGCCGCCCAGTTAAAAAACTTTCCTATCGGACGCACCTCATATTTGCTAGGTCCAGTCCGGTAATATGCAATAGCATCTCGCAAATGTCCTATGGACCTATCCGCAGTACCCACATTAAGGGCCTGACCACTCAGATAATCATCTCTAACATGCTTCTTGTGGTAATATGCCACGGCTTCAACAATTCTATCCATGAGATAGGGCATGTAAGTACCAAGCTCTTTCAGTTGCGCCGACAGCCGATCGTCAACAGTAATTGTTATTTTCATATAACCCGTCTAGAATATGATTCAAAGACTCGTCGTGCGTTTTCGGGTATTGTGATCTCAAACTGCGCCGTTACACCTTCGCCCATGCTCTTACTCTTCTCGCCTATCCCCAGGGCGCCAAAAAACCTTTTGGCATTCCAAGTCACGGCTTCCAGCGTAGCTAGTTGTAAATCTTCTGGGATCTCTATTCCCCCATATCCCAATCCCGCATTAAAAATAGCTTTGACTGTCGCTATCTCGGTAGGCCACTTACTGTAATACAACTGCACAATCCCGCTCTCAGAATACAAATGATAATCAGTAACAGCCACCTCAGAATCAATCCCAAATACTCTATCCCAATCTTTATATAGCATTGTGATCAGGTTTATAGGGTATTCGGGCAAACGCAATATAGCCCTTCCCGTCCCATCTAATATCTCTGTATAATCCCGCGCTTTTAGGTACCGGCCAGATATTCTGTTAGCCGCCCTGCTGACTGCATTTATGATCCGCTCGATCTGCGTTTGTTGTGCATCCTCATATGCTGGATCAAGCATTGCTTTAGCAAACTCCCAAGTGATAAGGGAATTGGCTGTATCTAAGACGCTAGCAATGTCAAACAGCACATAAGCCCAAACATCTTTAGCCTGGATAATGGCATCTACAATACCGATAGAAGCTATTGAACTCTTGATTGAGTAATGAATCTCTGCGCTATAATCCGCATAGCCATCAATAACCGTCTGTAATTCCGTAACAGTATCATAGGCTGCGTCAGTCAGATCCATTACGCCCGCAACACCAAAGTTGGCGTCAGGCGCTTCTGCCCCTGCGGCTCCTATCTTAGACGTGAGGGTTTCCGCTGTCGTATCAGCTTCAAGAACACAACTCGCTTCTATGCCCGTGTATTTTATTTTAAGAATCCCACCAACCATTTTACTATCCTGTTTTTCTTTTTAGGCTTCATATCATCCGGCTTTCTATCGCCATAGGGAGGCTGCACCGCCCGTTCCCCTGGTCTTAACATTGCCGTCTCAACTTGTCGCTTCATCGCGTTCGTTGCAATGAAATGAAATTGTTGTGAATCCATAACCATATTATCTGTAAGTATTAATCCATTACCAAAACCGCATCTTAGTTTAAACATTATTTTCCCTTCCATCACGCAACCCATGACCACACAATCTCTATACCATAGATTCTATGCTCAGGATTAATCATATTAATTCGCAATTTATCACCCACCACAAAATCGTGTGGACGGGTGGGTAACCATACATAATCGGCGACATCTATCATGTCCTGTGTCACAAAAAAAATATCATATTCCGGACCAGCAAGGGCATCGAGACTGATAATTAAATAATCTTCCGCGTTACTGGAAGCATTTAAATGCAGTCGCACCTCACTGACTTGAAAACTTCTTTCACACTCTAGCACAAAACCAATTTTAGTATCACCGGTTACCCTAGTATGTCGTCTCATAGCTTATGCAACCCATGACCACACGACCTCAACACCGTAGGTCTTGCCTTGACTATTGGGCCAATCAACCTTGAATATGTCGCCTGTAACAAAATCACGCGGGCGCGTGGGTTGCCATACGTAATCTGTAATTGCCGCCATAGATTGGGTTGCAAAAATAATATCGTAAACTGGATCAACTACAGAATCCAGACTAATAACTAAATCGTCCTGGTCGCCGCCAACGGCATCTAAATGTACCCGTACCTCGCTAACCTGAAAACCCAATAATGGATTTAATGCAAGGGCAATCGCTTGTATGCCCGTCTCTCTGGTATATCGTCTCATAGTTTCACCTTATGCAATCCACGACCACACGATTTCAACACCATACGTTTTACCTCCGACATTGGCCCAAACAACTTTCAATTGATCGCCAGCAACAAAATCGTGGGGGCGCGTAGGCAACCATGCCAAATCCACAACCGCTGTCATATCCACGGTCGCTAATACAACATCATAAACCGCACCGGCTACAGAATCTAAACTGATAGTCAAATTGCCTGCACCGCCGGCGGCGTTCAGATGTACTCGTACCTCGCTGACCTGAAAGGCTACCTCTGGAGATAGGGTAAGAGCAATTGCTCCAGAACCGGTTGCTCTAGTATATCGTCTCATAATTGTACCTCACAAAACAGAGGGGAGACCATAGTCCCCCCTCTCATATTAAAAACTTTTTTAAATTATTATTTTACGCCGCTTCTACATACGCCCCATCATCGATGGGAATATAAAATAGCGTCCACTTTACCGATCCTGTATTGGTAGCCGCACAATCCAAATCCAGCGTACCTATATTTAAGATCACGTCTCTTTCTTGTGCCGGTACAGCACCCGCATTAATACCTATCATGGCAGTAGCGGGCAAACCCGCAATACCATATAAAGTACCAACCTCATCATTGTCAATATCCAACGTTGCACAAATATCTACTGATGTACCCGTAGTCGGATTGCCCGTCAGCTTGGTAGCGTTCGCTTGGTTCTGGATAGCAACAGTTACTTCACCTAGAATCTGCGTGATAGCCACCCGGCCAACACGAATATTGAATAAGGCCACTGCTGTTGATGCTGGCAATGTTGCTGTTGCGCGTTCTACTTTTATACCCATAAGCAGCTTTCTCAACTGTTTCCCTGCGATAAATTCACTCATAATTTTCTCCTTGTGAATATTAAGGGCCTCCCGTTAGGGAAGCCCCATTGATCAATCGATTATACCGCTAGGCGGGGTGGCCTGCTGGTATCTGTGATCGGCTAGGTAATACATGGCCTCTGTGAGGTTAGCCGCATCTGAGCCGCCTATAACCAAAGCTACACAATCAAAACCATTAGCCAGATCCAGTATCGCCGGATCTACCTCGAATATTACGACCTTATGGGCTAGAGCCGCCGAAGTGGTAAAGCCTGCCGCATCGGCTTGCCGTACCAACGTATCATTTGTTGCACAGTCTTCATTCGCCCATATTCTAAAGTTGTTCGTGACAGCCTTCGCACCTGTGGGCGCTACTGCTGTAGCCTGACTTAAGGACAGGGCTATCGTCGCTGCGTTTCCCTGCGTCACATGGAATACCACGTATAGCTTATGGCAGTTCTTGAGAGAGACGTAATCTCCCGTGCGACCTCCCAAATCGGTGGCCGGACTTGCGGCTTCTACCGCTTTCATGTTTTCTGCGAAATTCATCATTTATTTATCCTCCTAGCTTCTTGTCGCCAACACCACAAACGGTGACTGAGTACTACCAGCGCCGCCCTTAAACGGCGTTAAAGGCGCATTCCACGCGGGCTGTCCATCAACTCGGTAGACAAATCTGAATGCGGTCTCGTCATATAAGAATTTGACGTGTATACTCGTTGCACTCTGAATGGCTCCCTTGTCAATCATGACATACTGGCTGAGATCAGCCAACATAATGTCGCCCGCTGTCCCCAAAGTCGCCGCATATTCAATTGGAATTACCGGACGACCCATTAAGGCACCATAAGGCGAAGAAGACAAACCATTAGCGGGCATATAAACCGGAATCCCGCCAACACCTACCGCTACCGACATGGTATACAACTGGGGCTCTACGTTCTGGTTGATCAACCAGACACTATTAGGTCTCCCCCGACCCCAAGCACGAGACCACATGTTAATAATGTTCTCCGCTAGGATCGTATTAGCAGGTTGACCCGCCTCTTTCGCTACCGTTACCACCGCGCCGCTATTTAAAATACCAAGGGGCATTCCAACACCAGTGCCCTCGTAGATAGCATCATCTGTCATAAAGGCGAACTCTTCGCTAAACGCCTGCGTAACCACTGCGCCAAGAGCCGTCGCATCTTGAATTAACTCATCGGTTGAATAAATTACACCAATCAGCTTTTTAAGCTCAAGCTCCATTCTACGAAATGCGATTTCAGATGCGGTTTTTACACCAGCCTCAGTCGCCCAATATGCGCGTATGCCTCCCCAACGGGAACCAGTAACACGACTGGTTTCGGCATTAGCATTTATCTTAAGTCCGTTCGAATTCTCGCCAATGGGAATTCTCCTGACTCTAGATGATAAAACACCAGTTTCATACATACGCCTCAGCAACTCGGCAACGAAATCTTTCTGAACTAGGAAGCCGCCTTCTGAGGGCACGCCTTCACTTAGACCCATAGCGCGATGTTCCATCAGCTTAGGATCTATTGTTCCGCCCGGCATACCCGCGCGCCAAACCATCTGCAAAAGCTCTCCAAACTCACGATACATGTTTAGAGTAGATACAGGGGCTGCTTCGATAAGCTTTCCCGCCTTGGCTTTAAGAGGCTCCGTCGTCTGGGGTTCCGCCGTCTGAATCGGAATCACGGGATCGGCCATCTTGGAACGCACTTCGTCAAGGGCTTCAAACTCTTCAATCTGCTCATTGAGCATATCAATCATTTGCTTACCCTTGTCGTACTGCTCGCGTTCCCCATCAGTCAACGCACGCTCTTCTTCAACGGCTTTATCTAGAAGGGCCTGGACTACGTCCAGCTTTTCCCTTCTTTTGTTTTTCAAAAGTTTTAAATCCATATAGATTTCCTTTTTTAATTATTTATAATTTTCGAGATTGGATTTAGCCTTTTTGTAAACATCTAACACCGCCGTGTCTGCCTCCTCGGACGCTTCCGATCTCGGCATGTTGCGCAAAGCTATATCCTTCTCTTTTGCTTCAACAATCGTATCTTTATAAGCAGGGTATGGAACAGGAGAATAATCGAATATCTCTTCAAACTCAACAATTTCCCGTACGCTTAATTCCTCACCCTTGAATTTCTTATGTGACCACACTTCCCCTTCGGGAAGCACATGGAAGGCAAATGACATTTTATCTACAACGCCATTGCTAATTGCTTCATATCCCTGGCGACCCCAAAGTGTTTTAGATACATCGGCTGAAATAAAAACACCCTTTTCATCCTCTTTCACCTTCAGGGTACCATTCTTTTTTGTAGCCATTGGCTGACTTGTATCATGATTCCACAGGACAAATTCTTGGCTCTTTTTAAGTGCATTGGTCGCCGCACCCTCACGGATGATTTCCTTGACTCCCCATAAATCAGCATATTTCCCATACACTATCGGATAGCCTTCGATAATTAGCTTGCCACCATCTTCTGCACGACATTGCATTTCCTCTATGGGGAAATATCTTCGCTCGGGTGCTTCGGAACGAGAATCAGTCTCTTTTTTAGCCGGTTCAAAAGTTCCATCATTGTCCTTGCAGTGGGCCCGCGCCTCGCCTTCAGTCCAAATCTCGCCGTTATATCTCATGGCTTGCAATTCGCTCTTGCCATCGTCGTTAATGCCAAAGATAAAATCGATACATTTGCCATCGTGTTTCTTATAGCAATTTTTGCGAGCATATTTCTTATAGTCTGGCGGCTTAAGGCGGCAACTGTGTTCGTGAGCATAGGGTCTCGCTTCCCAATTATTTTCAGACATATTTTTCTCCTTATTCCATCACCGCCACGATGCTACAATCACAACCATCGTGATAGGGCGGATGGTAACAATTACTTTCTATATTGATTGGCCCCTCGGCTCCCTGATGTTGGGCGCCCACGGGCAAGATAACGTCCTGTATTCCTACAATCTGACCGTCCATTGCATCACATCCGGGACAACTCTTGCCCGTGGATACAGACATGAGCTTGAGGATCCCACAGGCCATAAAAATATTTCTTGCAAATGCGCTTTCTGCGCGGAAAGATTCTCTCATTGCAATCTTGCCAGGGCGTTTTTCTTCCCATTCGGCAAGGCGTTCTTCAAGTCTCTCCTCAAGCTCTTCGTCTATATCCCCCTGTTGTTTCTTCTCAAAGACTAGGGCCCGCAATTGTCCTTTAGATGATTCCAAATGCCGATTCACAAAATACTTTCTGTAATCCGCCTGAAATTGCTCATACTGTTTTGTCACATCAGACTTATTATTAATCTCTTCTTGCGCTATGGGTAAAATCGCTTCCGCATATGTCATCAACAGGGGAGCAAAAGCTTTATCTACTTGTTTGCCGAATTCGTTCTCTCCATAAAATTCGTCAAGCCAGGCAATAAAATCTGTTTTGCTTTTCGTATTCAAAATCTCTTTTATTGCCTTGCGTATAGCCTTGGTTTCTTTCGTAACAATAACTTTTCCGTAATTTTCAAATTGTTTCTGATGTGCAAGGGTAATCTTGCGACGCAAAGCGCCCGACTTCCTCATGGCCCGTATTCGTAATGCTGACTTTTCCTCAGCCATGGGTTCTGCGGAAATAATTGTCCCTTTGTTGACCATATTCAGGGGCACCAAATATACCTGCCCCATGCCGTCGGGTTGGGGGTTCATATCCTCAAATTCGCGCACCTCGTCAGCACAATATACGCCGCGATCCAACATGGCCGTATAAAATGCTTGGCGGGCTGCAATATCACCCCGCAATAAACCCTTAAGCTCAAATTTAATAAAATACTGCTGTCTTTCTCTTTCATCAAACAGGGCCATATTCATGGCTTGCTCAATTTGAGTAGTTAGGGGCAATAGCGAATAGACAACAATGTCAATACCTTGCTGTTCAATGTTGCTATAGGTCGCTCTATCCAAATCTCTTAAAATATGGGGGGGAAGATTTGTCCACCGCGCCACTTCAAGAATCGAAAACTTATGTGATTCTATTGCTCGTTCTTTCTGGGGGCCTAAATCCAGAGGATGATACTTTGCATTTCGTAAAAATATCACTTTCCACACATTGCCTAGGCCCGAATATTTCTCATTAAAATCCTTCTGCAATCCCTTACGGGTTTCTTCATCCATTGCTCCCTCGACCTCGACAAATCCACCCGGATGTGTACCGGCTCCGAAAAATGCGGCTGCGTATTCATCTTGCGCTTTTGCAATTCCCAAAGATTCTCGCGCATAATCAATTACTCCCTTGCCTGTCACACCGTCCAGGCTGATATGGGGAATATGCAGCATCATGTCCCACGGTACATCGTATTTTTTACCATCTTCGGTTTTGACAATATAGACATTGCGTTTCACGTCTACCGTTACCCGCCAGGGTAAGAAAGGCGTAAATTCGGTATTGCCTAAATACGTGTACAAATTGCCCCACAGATATTTATGCAATACCGATGTATAAATCCATTGCCAGGATGTCATTAAAGCATTTGGCTTATTGTGTAACTTGTCGTACCAGCGATGATTAATCGCCTTCTCTTTTCCCCCGTTGGGCAAGCGCCTATAAATAACCTTAGGTAAAGATGCGATCGTACTAGCGATAAAATTCAAAGCAGCAAATACTGCCGATATGGTTAGAGATTCATTCTCATCAATCTTTGTGCCCGCTTTAGTATTAATGGGTACCTCAAACCATCCCTCCCATTCATTGCCGCTCATCAGAGTTCTTAGGGCCTTTTTAATACGTTTTATAATTCTCATTTATACCGCCCAAATCTCCACGTCTTTATTTTCTATTTCATTTCTATACAATCGATCCAGCGCCATTATCATGGCAACTATTCCGTCAATGCGTCCGGTTGATTTCTGTTTGTTGGGTTTCACGTTTTCCGCTGGATCAAGCGATGCAACTGTATTTTTGGCCATCCACCGCAAAACCGGATTACCCCCATGTCTCAACCGTCCGCCTTGCATTAAGCGTAAAGATTCTTTCATCGGGGGACTCATCGTGATAAATCCCTGCCGGGTACTCATTACCGTAAATCCCATATTCTCAAGATGCGGCGCAATCTGTAAGGCACCCCAGGGATCAAAGCCAATCTCTTGTATCTGATACTCAGTGCCCAGCTTTTGAATATCCTTTTCAATATAGTCATAATCAATCACATTGCCTGGGGTTGTTTGTAAATAACCTTGACGAACCCACAAGTCGTAATTGGTTTCTTCGGTTTTTGTCTGTTTCCGTACTGTTTTTTCCGGTACCCAAAATCGACACAAAAGATCAATCCAATTGTCGAACGGAAATGCCAAAACCAAAGCTGCAATATCTATAGTAGATGCAAGATCAAGTCCTCCAAAACATTTGCGTCCTTTTAAAATCTCACAATTAAACGGTTGCCCGCATTTATCCCAGGCATCCATCGAATAATAAGATTCGACATCAGAATATCCCCACATGTTTAGTCTCTTGCGTTTAAAATTGGCCTCTGCAACGGGATCGCCTTGTGTTGCATTAAAATCATGACGAAAATCATCAGGATCAAGAATTATGCCATAAGATGGATTTGTTTTTTTCCAAGTCTCTTCACTAGTCCAATCGTCTGTTTCCTCGGCACCATATATAACAGGCAAAAAAGCAGGATCTTCAATAATCCCATCACGTACCTGCAATGCCTTATTGTGTATAGTCCAACCAATAGATTCATTTCGGAAACCGGCCTGAGTTATTGCAAAAATCACGGGTTGGGTACGCGCCGCCCCCGATCCTTCTGTTAATGTGTCCCACAACCTGCGGTCGGGCTGCGCGTGAATCTCGTCAAAAACAATCCCGTGGGCATTAACGCCATGCTTGGTGTATGACTCCGCAGATAAAACTTTATAAAACCCCCCGTTCGTATTATGTATTATTCTTTTTGTCGTATCTAATACTCTACAGCGATTGTATAATTTCGGATTTTTCCTCACCATCTTGGCGGCTATATCAAATACAATTGATGCTTGCTCTCTGTCGCCAGCCGCACCATATATATGCGGACCTGGTTCATCGTCGGCAAATAACAATCTCAATGCTATTCCCGCCGCTAGCGGGCTTTTACCATTTTTCTTGGGTACCTCCACATAAACTGTTCTATATTGTCTATAGCCGTTATCTTTAATAGTGCCAAATAATGGCTTAATGACTTTTTCTATTTGCCAAGGCAATAATTTAAATGGCTTGCCATCCCATCTGCCCTCTGTTAAGCGTAGATACTTCGGAAACCAATCAACAACTTGTTGAGCTTTCTTTTCATCAAACGGCATTTAATCAAGATCCTCATCCTCGTCTTCTGGTGTCGGTAATTCCATTCTGCCTCTTGCGGAAGGGGTCAAACCAAATTCCGCACAGAACATTCTAATCTGAGACATTGCCTTTTGCATTTCTGCTATATGTCGCGGGGGGCCGGAAATGGTCTTGGCCCATTGTTCGATATACTTTGCAAATCCTCCTTTTTTGCTGATATAGTTAGAACACTGAACTACTATCGCATAATTCTGACAATACGATGCAAGGGCCGCAAGATCAATCTTATCTAAAAGCCCAAGCTCATACAAACGCGGAGCAACCCGCTTCCATTCTGCTTTTCCAATGGCAACTAGCCACTTGGGACAACCCGGCATGGACAATACAATATTTACACTTTGCTTTATAGGCTTATGGCCCCTATTGCCCTCTAATTTTTTAATTGCGGGTGATTTCGGTTTCTGTCCACGCTTTGCCATCTAAAATCCTTCATCGCATAACACCAATATTTTTATTTCGTTCAAGGAGTCTCCAGTGATCGCATAGATACGCTTGGCTGCCCCCGTCGCTCC